CAACTAATCTAAAATATGCACTAGGTGTGTTTAGCGCTAAGTAATACCTATTAGTTAAGGTATCAACTTTATTAGAGGCGGTTAGTAATTTTCTGTATTCAACTACAGGATCAATTTCTTTTGGTGCCTTCCAATTTGAATACAAATGTAGTCCATTTACAATAAAATTAATTGGTTTATTCATAACTTCTTTTTTCATCATGGATACAGTATATCATATTGGCGGTAATTGTCAAGCGTAGAAAAAAGTCTTACTTTTTTTTAGTCAAGTATTACACTTTTCAAGTTAAATTCACCAGTCTCGGATGCGAACTTTAGTTTTACATCCAAGTCTTGAAAATAGTATTCTGCCCGTTCAACGGTTGCTTCTGCATCCTTTTTTTTACTGTTAACCCTTATACAACGTAATTGGAAATTAGTGAATTTGGCATATTTTTTCATAATTAAAAAGTATTCAAATTTGGTTGAAATTCAGCAATCAACTGGCGTTCCCGTTGGTGTGCAGGTTTTCTTCCACGCACAACTTCAAGCACTTCATAGCGCCAGACTGCATCAGGATTGTCACGAAGTGCGGTACAGAATGACCAATCCTTGTCTTCATTCATAGCACGGGATACATGTTTTTGCCAACGGACTTTTACAGAGCGCAAAAAGGCCTGGCCTTTGGCAACTGTTAATCCGATATAGGTGTCTCCAGTATCCAAGCACTTCACACGGTAAAGCACATGGTTACGGTCAGAGCGAGGTTTTCTTTTAAGCATTAAAATACACTCTCAAAATTGTCGGACATAACTTCAGCACGAGCAAACTCAACTGTAGCACGGACTGCATCTTTCATTGGCAATTCAGAATATTCTATTCTGGTTTGGTTCTCGGATATCATTATTTGATTGGACAAATAATAGACAACTTCAAGCAATTCGGTATAAGTGGGTTTCATATTGGCAACATTTCGTTAAGTTTTTCGGTCAGGTCGGAGATAAACTCTTGAGCATCATCTTCGGACAATTGAGCAATGGTGTTTTCAACTAATGCAAGGATTTCATGCATTGGGATATGTACAATTTTTGTATCGGTCATAAATTTCTTTCGTTTTTCAATCTATGGAACTAGTATAACACAACCACGGTAAATGTCAAGCTAAAAAAAATACCCGACCACACGGTACGGGTATTATGTTGTTTTTTTACGACTAATACAAATGTATCAAAAAACTGCGCTACTCTGATATACATTTTAACCTACTCAGATATAGGCAATATGCGCCATGTAACACTAATGTATTAAGTGTTTTTTACTACATGGTTCAATTAATCAAATTCACAGGCTGTAACACTTTCGTATTCAATATAGGTCACCTCATTGGCATCCAGTAATACTGTAGTTTTCTCAGTAGTGGAGAATAAAGTAATAGGATAGAATAGGTCCACAGTATGCTGGACAGTACCACCAAACTTAACTCTGGATAAAGTAACAACACCTTCCACAGGTAAGCCAAAATAAGTACCTTTAACAGTAAGACCTTCTAAGTTCCACATAATATATCCTTTTCAAATTCAACACCGTTAGTATAACACAACCAACGGATTTGTCAAGCGTTATTCCAAAAAGAATGCCGATTGTTGTTTTTACGCAACATCGGAAGGCTTGACAGGACTTCGGAAATATGTTATAATACTAGGGTTGGATGCGGGCGGGAGTCACCATTTTTCCCCACGGTCGAATCCGTCGAGAAATTCAGAATAATCAGAGAGGTCTTTAATCTCTGGTATATCAATTGCAAAATCCTCTGAAGCAATGCCAGACCCAAACAACTTCTGAGCAGCAATCGCCTCTGGTGTTCTGTTATAATCTATCGCAACTTTTCGCATAGCCTCTGCAACTTTCGGTGAATACTCGGTGCGGTCACGATTAGCACAGGATTGACAGCAATATACTCCTCTTTTCTTATGAAGTTTTTCACAGAATTTACAGTTTTTTTCCTTATACCTATCCTTCATTTCACGGGTTTCCTATACTCCTCAGAGCAGTTCGGTAACTACACTTTTTTGCACTTTATTGCACTTTATTACCTGACCCATTCTCTCTCCTACTAATAACTTATGGTCTTTATTCAGTATTTGATTCAGGTCAAAGATAGTGGCATAATAGTTTTCATTACCATTATCTATTGTTCTCCATTCATTCTCATTGACATGGCATTGTATAACGGAGAATAATAGGTTTTCTTCTTCTTTTCCGTATAGAGTATTCATAAGAGGTTCATAGTTCCACATAACAAAAACATAATCGGATGTTCTTTTACTATACTTACCACCCATCCATTTAGCATTAGAGGTGAACGGATGGTCTAGGCCAGTTACTTTAATCTCACATGGAATATCATTTATTAATAGGTCTGGATCTCTATCGGAATTAGCAGATATGGCATTGAATCCTTGTTCTTTTAGATATACTGCGGATTGTGTTTCAAATAGGTTGGAGATAATCTCGGATTTTAGTTTCTTTGACTTTATATGCGGAAAAATCGTTAATGCTATATCTGATACCCTTTGGCAGATTCTTAGCCAATGATGAGGTTCGTAAATCATTGCACTCATATTCTCTCCGTTATTAATATCTTTTTTCTGTTCTCACCTGTGGGTTTCATATACTTTTCTTTAATATTCTCTTTACTATCCCACTTCATTGATACAGATTTTCTATTAGGTGGTAGACCAGCAGTTTCGCCTATATTCTTCCAGTTATCAGCAAGGTATACTGACCCATTATGTGATGGACCTATGGTCGTTATTATCGCAATCAGTTCATCTCCGTACCTATTCTTCCAGTCTGTTTTGGCACGGTTTCTGATTGTTTTTAATATCTGACTGCCTATATTAGGAATTCTCTCGGACATACAAAATCTCTTATTATCTGCAATACTATTGAAAATTCTATCATACTCCTTTTGACCTAGGTTGAAATGATTTAATATTGCTTTGGGTGTTGGCTTAAAACCTGACCCTATCCAGAATGTGCCAATGATTCGGTCTTCATAGTGAATTAGATACTTCAAGCATCGACCTACAGTTCTGGCGGATGCAACATAACTATGATGGTTTATGACTATATTATCAGCAACTTTCTTGTCTTGCGGAGTATTGGCAATAGTAATTCTTAGCATTACTGCACTATTTGTCACTATTGGCTAACAGTCCTAATAGTTTCTTTATCTGGTTCATTTGATTCTCTATGACCTTATCCTTATCATCTATGACGGATTGAAGGTATAATATATAATCTTCTTTAGTTTCTACTTCGGTTGCTTTCATTCTATTTCCTTTACTGCTCATTACAATACAAATATGATCCGACTTGGCGGCATACGGGGTTTCTCATTGATTTCATAGTGTCAATCATTTTCTCGGTTACTACATCTGGTGTTCTATATGTGCATCCTATCAATATTATCAATAGGATTATTCTCATATCTTAGGTCCGTTAAATATATAAGTGCATCCTACTAGTGCTAATGATAATAGGATTATTCTCACTCTAGCCCTTTAATATACTTATAGAGTTTAACATAATACTCAAACTCCTTCGGACAATGCTCTGGATTAGGCAATCTATCGCCATACATCTCCAGAAATTCTTCTATTTGCTCATTCATTTTCTATCGCCAAATAGTTGTAACAGGTTGATAAACAGGTTGATAAAGTCCATATACAATGTCAATGCGCCACGGACTTCTGCGGCATCACTGGTTTCATAACTCAATTCTTCTCTTATTTGTTGTGTGTCATATGCTGTCAATCCTAGAAAGATAATGATTGCAAGTGCTGAAATGACCATTGCCATTACAGTTGAGCCAATAAAGATATTCACAATACTTGCAATGACAATAGCAATCAGGCCAATAAACATAAATTGACCTACACTCTCAAGGCTTCGTTTGGTAAAGTAACCATAAAAACTCATTGTACCAAAGAGTATAGCCGCACCCATAAATGCAGATACTATTGAACCCATTGTGAATATAGCAAAGATTGTCGCAAAACTCAGACCCATCAGCGCCGCAAAACCGTGTAGACATAACTGTGCCACACCTCTACTTGGATTGTTAGCTAATACTGCGGAAATGCCAAAGATTGCAAGAAGAGGTGCAAAGATAACAATCCACTTTGTTACACCTGTAAAAAATAATTGTAATAGTTCTGGTGTTGTGCCTACCCAATAACTGACTAGCATTGATATAATCACCGCCATACTCATGTGGCCATAAACTCGGCCCATGGCGGTGTTAATTTCTTCTGCTGACCGATAAGTCATAGTTGTTTCAAACATAATATCTCCTGTGGTTAAAATTACTCTTGCC